GAGGTATCGAGCAGAGCTTGGTGACAATCTTAATGAGACTTACGAAGTGCACTGTGTCTTACATGAAAAGTTTACTGGAACCTTTAAAGGTTTCTTAAACAATCAAATGGGATGTAGTGAATGTATCAAGCAAGGCTTGATTACTTGGGATAGAGATTTTCACCAAGCAGTCATTTGGCAAGCCATGAACAAACTAATCGCTGACGACAAGTTGGCAATCAAAGAAGCTCAGGTGACTCATGAAAATTAACTGCCCTAACTGTAATGATGAAAGTGATTTAAGAAGACCTAAACAACAAACAATTTTTAATCGTCAATGTTTTAACTGTAAAAAATATTATGCTTTAGTTTGGATGGGTAATGTCAAAAATAGTAAGCCTATTGATGCAACAGTTTTCACCAGTTAATTAAAACAAAAACAAGGAGTAACTCATGAAAATTAATATTGAGATTGAAGACAACATTGTAAAGCCATCTATCAAATCACAAATGTTAGATACAGAAACAAAAAAAATTCTTAGGTCAATGGAAAAAGGACAAAGTTTTACAGTCAAAAAAGCAGGTCAGGTTCAACACATACAAGTGTATGGAAGAAGCGTTGGCAAAAGATTTTCTTCAAGAAAAATTTACACAGGTAATAGGCAAGATAAAAACTTTCATTTTAGAGTGTGGTTAGAAGGTGATCGTGAACCTATTGAGCCTAAGCCGAAAACTCGTGACTACGCTAAGAACCAACCTAAGTCCTTTGGGTCGTTATCCAAGAAACAATCACAGTCAGATGGTGAGGGCAGTGCGACTGAACGCTCTAAGGTGCCTAATGAAATCTTAACTTTGATAGAGCTTAAAGAAGAGAACAGAATGATTGTCGATGATCTTAACAAGATTAAAAAGATTCTCAGGCAAGAGTTGGGTTACAGCGATTTTAGTCTTGAGAAGACAGATTTTACGGAGGAGGAGTCATGAAGATGCCTAAAGAAATTTATACTGATAAAGAGATAGAAGAATTCAGGTTAGAGCTAATCGGTTATTTACAAAAAAACTATGGCAAACAATACAAGAAAGATACTTTTATAAGGCTTTTAGCAAAAGAAAATGATGTATATCACGAAACATTTAGAAAATTTATAAACAACAAAGAACTTACATCCGGAGTTCTTTATAAACTTGTTAAAAAATTAAAGGAAAATAATAAATGAGCAAAGATAAAAAGTATTCTTTAGATAAAAAAACATCCGATACAGTCATGCAGGATTTATCCATGTGCATCGATGATTGGGACAGACAAGACTTAGATACTTTGACAGCAGTTATGACTGTTTTAAAATTTACCATAGACATGTCGTTTAACTTTACAGAAGATTCTTATGAGGCCATGGAGCTAATATCAACTGTAATAAACGAGAAGCTTGATATTAATTCAGTAGAAGATTTAGAGTTTCTTTTAAGATCGCCCAGAAGCACTGAAAAAAAAGTTGTCCATTGAAACTTCGATACTACCAAAGGGATGCAATAGACTCCCTGCATCATTGGTTTAAAACAAAACCAACCAACGAACATGCTTTACTTGCATTGCCCACAGCAGCTGGCAAGACGATTATCTTTTCTCACTTCATTAAAGAAGTATTAGCCAAAGATCCTAACGCCAGGTTTATTGTCCTAGCACATAGAAAAGAATTGGTTTCTCAAGCTGAGAGCAAACTAAAGATGGTATGGCCCGATGCGCCGGTAGGCGTTCTAGCAGCTGGGATGAAACGCTTTCAACACGATGCCCAAGTATTGGTTGCCAGCAGAGATACCCTGGCATCTCCCAAGAGACTTGCCAAGGTTGGTAAGTTTGATTACATGATCATTGATGAGGCACACAACGTGCCACCCACATCACACACCAGGTATCAAAAGATTATTACTGAGCTGTCTGCTCGTGGCGATATGAAAGTTATGGGTTGCACTGCTACGCCTTATCGCATGGGCCAAGGCTACATCTATGGAGATCGTAAGGATCATTTCTTTAAAGGCATTGCTTACTCTATATCTATTCCAGAGCTTATTAGAGATGGTTACTTGTCACGCTTATCAGCTTACGCTGTTAACGATAAAGCCATCATTGATGCAGGATCGGTTAGCTTAAAGTTTAAGAATGGAGACTTCCGGGAAAAAGAATTAGAGCAAGTGGCCATGGTGGATGAAACCATAATCGAAGTTGTAAGTGACTGGCTTGACAATGCTTACACAAAAGGCAGGACAGCCACTGTATTCTTTTGCGTATCGGTATTGCATGCCCAGAAGATGACTCAGTATTTAATTCAATATGGAATCAAAGCTGCTGTAGTTACAGGGGAAACGCCCAACATAGAGAGAGACAAGATACTTGCTGACTTTGAGTCTGGAAAGATCCACGCCCTATGTAATGTGGGCGTTCTAACTGAAGGCTGGGACGCTCCAAGAACAGATTGCATAGCACTGCTTAGACCGACACAAAGCATTGGTTTGTATGTGCAGATGTGTGGGCGAGGCATGAGATTGCATGACGATAAGAGCAACTGTTTGTTATTAGATTATGGAGAGAACGTTGCGCGCCATGGCTGTTTAGACGAAGTTACTCCAGAAGAAAATGTACAAGGCAGATACCATCCTAAGATTTGTGCTGCCTGCAATGCCATTAACTCTCCTGCTGCTAAAGAATGCATTGAGTGTGGCCAGGTCTTTGAGTCCAAGCAAATTAAATCTTTGTGGACTAAGAAAGAAAGAGAGGTAGCCAAGCGAACCAAAGCTGAAAGACAGGCTGTTCTCTCTGATGAGAAAGCCAAAGCTAAACCAGTTATGAAACCCATAACAGACATCTATGCAGCTGTTGTTAAGTCTAAGAATGGCAGCGATTACTGCCAAGTAATATTTACAATCAAAGACGAGTTCTTTCCCAGAAAGATGCCATTGATGTTTGGCCACCCTACCGCACACAACATGGCAGTGCGTAAATGGAACAAGATTACTACTGAATGGGGCTCACCAAAGCAAGCTTGGATGGCTGCAGAGCTTATAAACAATGGGGCTTTTGATACAATATCTGAGATTGTTTTACAAAAACAAGGCAAGTATGAGAACGTTGTTGGTATTAAAACCAAGAAAAATGAGGAGATAGTTTTATGACCAAGATACACGAGTTACTTGATGAAGTTGAGTTACAAGAAAAGCAACACCAGAGATTCTATTTAGGGATCAGTGGCATTGGCAATCCTAACCAGCGATTGGTTTGGTTGCGGTATCGTTGGCTCATGCCTAACGATTGGGAGCCCAGAGTCTTGCGCTTGTTAGATCTTGGCAACGTGGTAGAGGATGACTTGATTAAGAAGCTAAGAAAGATACCTGGGGCTTCCATATATGACGTTGACAGCCATGGCAAACAGTTTGAGACTGAAGCATTGGGTGGGCACGTTAAGGGCCACATAGATGGCGTGGGTCGCAACTTTCCAGGCATGGACGCAGACAATCCATACCTTCTAGAATTCAAAACAGCCAACGACAGTAGGTTCAAGAACTTAAAAAAGCTGGGCAGTTATTGTGAATGGTCAGATGAATACGAGGCCCAGTTACATTTATACATGGGCTTGTTTAACTTTAAGCACGCCATAGCCATTGTTTATAATAAAAATAACTCAGACTTATATACCGAAGTAGTTGAGTATGATAAAATCCTGTTCGATTCTTTGATGGACAAAGCTAAAGACATTCTTACGAGAGAAGATCCACCAGAAAATTATATACCAGAGACTGATTACCGCATTCGTAGCTTCATGACTCCGAAGCAACAAGCATCTTATTTGGGGAGAGCACTGCCTGAAAACATCCATTGTCGCTCATGTCGATTTGCAAAGATTGATATGGACAAGGGAGACGCACATTGGCATTGCGATCAACACGATAAAAAGATTAGCAGTGATCGGCAGCTTAAAGGTTGTAGTCTTCATAACTATATCCCAGAGCTAATACCTGCGGTGATGATTGAGAAAGACAAAGACGTGGTGGTGTATGAGAAGGATGGTTTTAGATTTGTTAATGTTCCGGAGGCCAAGAGCTCAACAGACAATAACTTTTATTCCAGCAAAGAATTGATTCAAGTAGTAAACGCTGGGTTTCCTACAGAACTGTTAGAAAAAGCTGACAACATTAAGAGATTATTAAATGGCACATTACTTCAAATCAAACCCTGGGTGGAAACCGGAGTTCCCTTCTAGCCTTTTGGTTTTTTTATTACGAGTATTTCTGTGCCTGGGTACAGTGCCTCTACTAATTTCTTCTTCAATCTAAACATAGGGGTTTCAATCCCCTTGGTGTCCTCTACTATCATAGCCCCTTCGCTGTTCTTGTATCTAAAGTCAGCTTTGTAAAGACAAACTTTTTTATCGTTGACCACACATGGGAAGGGTGGGTGTATCTCTATGTCAGAGATAAGGCCCATAGATTCTAATTCTTTTAAATGATTGTACCGGGCGCCTTCTAACTTGCTGTCAAAAGTAATGCCATCGATCGTAACTTTCTTTGCGTTGTATTTGTTGAACAAACTATGGTGTTCCCAGTATTTTTTTCATCTCTTCTTCTCTGAGAACATCTGATGCCCTTCTAATTGGAGGAGGAGTTGGTTGCGAGCGAGGATCTGAAAATTGTCCTTGTAAGCTTTGACCAGTTAGATCCATTTGAGCTTCTAACAAATCACCTACCGGTACAACTTGCCCAGCTTTGTTTGGTGTTTGTTGTCTTGAAAATGCTAGAACGTCTGGATTTATTTCACTCGGTCTAAATAAACCCAACATAACTTGATCTCTGTTAGCTACTTTTGCAATTTTTAATTGTTCTTTAATTTGATAATCTGAAAGACCTAAAGTTCTTGCGTCATCAATAGCTGTATAAAGTGTTCTTAATGAGTTATACCTAGCTTCATTTGTATTAATGTAACCTTTGACAAAAGATTCTGCATCTTTTTCACTGTTTGATCTAAGCAACCTATTAAATTCATTGGTCGTTTCTCTAATCGCTCTTTTAGATTCTGCTGCTTTGTAATAAAGAGATCTTTCTAACTGAGGCTTTACAACTTTGATACCAGTGAAAGCTGCTACCATAGTCTCTGAAACATCAATTGGCTTTCCTTTTGG